GAGGTATTCCTCCACAGAGACGCTTTACCTTGCCTAGATGTGGCGGCCAGCCCGTCTCTGAAGTCGGCATAAAGACATATTTACCTCAAACCAGAGAAAGACGCAAGCTAGCTATGAAACTTGGGCCGCCTATCACCGGCCATCTGCCGACGAAATATTTCTTTGGCGTTGGCTTCGTCCTTCATCATGCATTCGAAGCAAACGTTGGCACCATTTTTGCCATAGGGCCGAAGCTCGTCTTCCTTGCCGCAGTCCTCACACTTGCCATCTGGCTCGGCATAAATGAGGAAAATGTTGCCGTCTATCGTTCGGCTCATTAGTTGGTCTCCTACCTCGAGGGAAAGTGCAAGCCACCGCCGGAACCCAAGAGGCAGCTGAAGAACGCGAAGATCACATAAACCACCATGATCGCCACGATCGCCCAAAGGATGATCTCGAGAATACGGCCAATGATTGGAAAACCCGAGAGGCTGTCAAGGAATGGGATCAGCAAGCGGATAATGGCCACGATCGCAATGATGATGATGAGCCACACCAGCAACTGTTCGAGGAATCCAAGGTTGAAGCAGCTCATATCAGCCTCCGTCAGTATCGCCAGCCCCAGCGCCTGCCATAGTAGCGACGAACCATCAACGGCGGCCGAAGGCCATACACCTCGTCATCGCTCTCAGCATAGCCATTGCGATAGCCATAGGCCGAGATCGCTGGAAATGGATCGATCACGACTGGACCACCGTAGTAGCCATAGCTCGGGCCACCACCGTAGTAGCCATAACTCGGCAATACCGGCAAAGCGCCTTGACCCCCCCAAGCCGATGCATTGCCATAACCGTCATAACAGCCGCATTTCGCTAGGACGGGAGATGTAACAAAAAATAGTGCAACAATTATTGTTATAAAAACCCTCAAGAGCATTTTCATTGAAATTCCTCCTAATATCGCCCCGAGAAGTCCCGCCCCATGATCGCATCCAGTTGAGACTTCGGCATATTATCAACATAAATACCGAATTCTTCGTCGTTCATATGCAGCAGCCGCTCCATGCTCAGAGGCTCGCCTGGCGGACTGCCGCCGCCATCGGACAGCGAGCGTGACGCATTCGCACCGGCCATTTCCGCCTGTATCTGCGCCACCGCACTGGGCATCCGTGGGGCAAGACCATTGGACATCCCGGGGGCAAGACCATTGACGGCAGGCCGGTTTTGCCCCAGCCCCCCCGATCTGGGCGCCACTGGAACTCTGGTCGGGGGTGCAGGCTGCTGCTGTTGGGGCTGCGGCGGCCGCCAACCACGCGCCTGGGCATAGCGCATGATAGAACGCGCCGGGCTGCGCCGGTTCTGCAGCGCATCACTGACCAACTGCCGTTCCTCATTGTTGAACTCGTTAATGATCTGGTCGACCTCGGCTTGCGTGAACCGTTCATTCGGGTCTCGCGGGTCCTTCTCGAAGAGCGCAAAGCTTAGCTCGAGCAGCCGGCTGTTCTTCAAAAACTGATAAGCGCCCTCGGGCCCAAAAAAGTGCTGCCCCTCCGCAGTCTGCGTAAACCGGTTGGTGTCGTTGGTGTAGTCACGCACCATGTTCTGATAGGACAGCTGGTCTTGCGTATCCTCCTGCTGCTGCATAGAGGAATTCATCATGAATATCTGCCGGCGCTGCATCTGCGCGATCGAGGCGGCCAAATCGATATTCGGGTCGATCGTTTGCTCCAACATCGGGTTCTGCAGAATTTGCTGCTGCCGGGCGTATTCCTGCTCTTGCGGTGTCAGTTCCCGAGGGGGTGGCGGCGCCATCAGCGCGTCATTGAGGATCGCCAGCCTTTCCGCCAGCTTGGCCTGGCTGATCCGCCCCTCTTCCAGCTGGGCTCGGAACGCCTCATTATCGGCGCGCGCCTGTTTCAACAGCCGTTGGTGCTTGCCATAAGAGATCGTGCGCTGTTCCCTGCCGGTCCGCGGATCTCGGATCACCTGATCCGGTTCATCATCCTCTTCAGGCTCAGGCTTGGGCTGTGCGGGAGCCGGTGGTGCGTGCTCTCCGGTGTCGGGCCCGGGCGCATCAGCACCCTCCTCTGGGGTTTTTGGCAGCGTCCTGTCGGCATCGCGCATCTCGTCGAAGGCTTGCTGTTCCTCCGGCGTCAGCCCCTGCTCGTTAAGCTGATCGGTCGGTTCCGGGATATGGCCTTCCTCAACGTCCCCAATTCTCTCCGCCTGCAAGCCTGCCATCGTCCTCTCCCTGCTGTTTCTTGTGCTCGATGATAAAATTGGCCACGTTTATCCATGTCGAGGCATCAAGCGGCCCCTGAACTGAACTGTTCCCCTTAATGACCTTGACGCACCCGAGCGGCCATTGCGGATCCTCGAACGGGCTGAACATCTCTAACCGAAACCCGTTGAAATGCGCGCTCACAAGGTCGCGGACCTTGCCCTGTTCTCGGTTTCCCCTCACCGCAGCAACAGGGATCGGCTTGTCGACCACGACATCGTCCCATTTGACGGCATCGAGCAGCAGCAGGTGGAAATACTCTTGGGCCTGCCGAAGCATGGCGTGCCGGGCTGAGATCGTTGAGATCATTGTTGGCCTTCTGATGGCCCCTGTAATGCCCCCGCCATTGCCGTAAAGCGGGCAATATCACTCGTCCGCCTGTTATGCTCGTCCTGCTGCCTCAGCTGCTGCCCCTTGAGCCCCTGGTCGCCGGTCTGTTTCCGCCTTTGCAGCTCGCGTTCTGCCTGCTGGTTGTTCTGATCCATCTGCATCTGTTGCGCATCCAACTGCTGCTGCCGGGCCGTTAAATGCGCCTGAATGCGATCGGTCAAGGCCTTGTGCCTGGCAGTCTCCGCCGTGTGGCGATCGATCATGGCGCCGTGGGTTTCGACCGCAGCACCATGCCGGGCTACTGCGCGGTCGGTGGCGTCGTTCATCATGTTGCTGGCATGCTGCTCGCGATCGATATTGCCCTGCTGCATGGTGTTGTGCGCGTCGATCAGCGCCTGATGCGCCTTGGCCCGATCCAGTTCAGCCTTTGCAGCCGTACTCATGGCGTCGATATGATGCTCAAACCCAGCCACGTCGTTCTTGGCCATCAGGTTCTGCGCCATGGCCAAGTCGTAAGTCGCCGTCGATGTCGTGCCGCCGGCCTTCGCATTCTGCATTTCCGCCGTGCTCTGATCCTTGTTGATCTCCGCCACCAGCTTAGAGATCGCCAGCTGCTTCATCGTCTCCTGCCACTGCTGCTGGCCCGGATCGGTCTGCTGCTTCTTGGCAAAGGTCTTCTTGAGCGCATCAACAAAGGCGGCCGGCAGCGGCGAATACTCCAGCGCCAGGATCAATAGCTCTGGATCAGACATGAATTGTTCCTTGAACGCCGAGAGCATCGGCTGCATCACCGCCCAATTCGCCTCTTTCATGTTGGGCGACGTCGGCGCATCATCGACCACGACGTCATAGGTGCCTGTCGTCTTGTCCTTTGTCACCGCCACCACGCCGGCAAATTCCTGCCCGGCCACCCGCACCATCGTGCCATCCGGAATACGCGTCTGAATAAAGAATAGCCGCTTGCGTCCCACGATCTTGAGGAAACCGCGCAGGCTGTCAAACATGGTCGCAAGCACCGTCATGCCAGCCTGCTTGCGCATGTGCTCGATGATGCCAGGCTGGTCCTTGTCGGCCTGTCCGAGCAGTTCGAGGTTGATGCCGGTCACTGCCGTAATTGACTGGATCGCATAGGTAAGCAAGTTGACATAGGCAGAAGCATCACCCTGACCAGGCTTCGGCATAACCTTGGGTTTGTTGCCGCTCAATGCCCCCGGCGCCATCCACGTAATGCCCTCCGGCATCGCATAGGTCTCTTCCGCCTGCCGTTGATCATCGAACGCATCCGCCTCGGCGAGAATACCGCCCTTGGCCGTCGAGTTCATGATCTGCATGATCTGGGACATGAACTTGTTGGCCCACAATTGCGGATCGCGCATCACCCGCACCAAACCATACCACTGCCGCTTTTTGGCATCGAAGGCGCCTGTAATGACGCCCCATGAAAACTGCTGGCCACAGGGCGCGGGATCAACCTTATCAAGTAACCCTTCGGCACCGAGGAAAGCCTGGTAGTAACGCCAGCGAAAGGCCTTACGCGAATGGATGGCGATGTTGGTACCAACCTTCTTGCCGATCTGCTTCATGCGCCCGGCGATCTTGGCATACTGATCTTCGTCATACTCCTGCACAGTGTTCGTTGCGGCATCGGCAACGCGCCAATAAGGCTCCTTTTCGCGCCATTGCACCACCACCACTGTTACCTCATTGCGATCGTCATAGTCCTCCCATAGCGCGGTATTTTCGTTCCGAATGCGCTTTTCCTCGATGCTCTTGAGCGTGGCCTCATCGAGGTAGTTCTGGTTGGCCCATTGCGCATCGATCTGCAGCCGGGTCTTACCAGGAAACATCTGCAGTGCATCGATCAACGGCATCCGGCGCAGCCGTCCCATGCGTCGCGCATCACGCAGGTTTTTCTTACGCGAGGTGCGGTCCCAAACGAACTCGCGACTGTCGATCTGTTCCTCGATATATGATCCTTCCGGCTCGTTCTCATAGGAATAACGCGACTCGGAAACACCTAAACCAGTGCCCAATGCCTGCTGAAATGACTCTGACTGTTCGTCTTCGGCATCACAGCCATCACCCATCCATTTCGACGTCGCGGTAAGCAACTCATTCTTGGCACTGTCGGCATTGTTGCGGGGAAGGAAGTTGATCTCATGCCGGCCATTGATCTCCATGCCGGCAATGGCGCGCAGAATGGTCTCAACCCGGTTGAAAACAATATGCGGCCGGCCCTGCTCGTCTAACAGCTGCTTATCTTCATCCGAAAGCTGATCGCCAGAGACAAAGCCAAGGTCGTCGGTGGCTTGTTTGCGCCACTTCAGGGAATATTCGAGATCGGAAATGATATTCGCTTTGAGGATACGGAATTGCTGCTGCGGCGGCTTCTTCGACAGAGGGATCAGCGCGCGACGGTCGGCCTCATCTGTCCCCGACATCCCATCATGTTCTGAACCCGGTGTAACGTCCGAATAGTCAACATCGTCCAGAACTGCCGCCGCTGCGTTCCGCGCCATGTCTCATCTCGCTGGATACCCGTCTCTCAGCCCCCCATCCTCTTTTCCAGTATCTTAAGCCGCTTGTCGAAGTCATCGAGATATTCGATCATGCTCTTCGGCGGCGCATTGTATTCCCCATACATCTGTTGCCGCAGCACGTTGATCTTGTCCTGCAGCATCACCGCATTGTCGTCGGTGGCATCGTACAGCATCTCAAGCGTCAATTGGCTTGGCCTCGGTTCATTCTGGATCGGTATGACCGCAGTCCAGCAATGATGCTGCTGCTGCTCACTATACTCATGAACCCGCTGCTCCCAGATCACATCCTCAGCCTCAAAACAAACAATGAGGTCGACCGAGCCATCGTCCTCGTGCTGCTTGAGCACGACCGCGGGAAACTCAGTGCGTCCCTGTCGCATTGCACCATGGCGGCCGCGATAGACCACCCAATTGCCGATCCCAACACGTTTGATCTTCTGGATATTCGGATCGGCCTCAGCCATCCGCTTTGTCGTCTCCATGAGATGGCTCACTTTGGGGTACCTCCTTCATAAACTGCTTGGCCGCCTTGATCGCTAATTCATTGATATCCTCGCGCAGAGGTGCCTCGATCTCTACCGTATGCTCGGTTCCCCCGGGATCAATAACACGGAATGTCAAAACCTGCCACTGACCCTTGCCATCCGAGGTGGCACGATAGTTCATCAAGCCGTCTTTGAGACTATAGCCAGCTGGCAACTGATCTATGAAGTGCTGTCGCACCAGCCTTATTCCCGAGAGCGGCATTTCTTCTTCTCCCATGCCTCGATCATACGCTCGCTATACTCATCCGCAGCCATCAGCCTGTTTCGATCATCAAGCTTAACCTCAATGACGTTACAACGGTCAGAGGTTGGCGGTGCGTCATAGTCGGTCACCCTGGGATCATGCCAAAGCTGAATGCGATATCGGCCATTGGGGCCAAGGCGATCCATCAACATATGATGGGCTTGATCCAGCTGTGTCGCATGGCTGCACTCAAACATATACATCGCAGTACCTCGGTCTCTCATCACTCTTTCCTGTCAAAATACTTGCACCAGCCCTGACTATACACCGCACATCCCCTCACATTCATTGTTGAAAAGATCAGGCTGACCGATCTCGGCATCACTGCGAAGATCTACTTCCGCCAACAGCTTGCATGACCGATGCATGAATTGTTGTCCTTTCATCTTCGCCTGATGGCGGATGGCTGTATCGACTTTAATCGCATCAGCCAATTCCTCACTGCTCAATGACCGCCATTGCGCATCAGAATGAAATGGACACCCAATGCAAGAAGACTTCGGAGCATTCCAACCGGCGCGATCGAGCCACGCATGACAGTCCGCACGGTTCATTCTTAATTCGATCAATGGCCATCGGTTAACGACATACTGCACGCGCGATGGTTTCATGCGGAAAGCTTCATCGGTGGAGATGCCAAGCCACATCTCCGTGGCACCCTTTGCGCGCCGACCGCCGTACATCTCCACGATCTTGCGACGAACTGGCTCGAGCTTGTAATGCGCAGTACATTGCCGGCGACCCATGCCGATCGATCCATCAGTCTTGATAATAAACCAGGGAACCGCAGCATATTGTCCAGCGCGAGCCGATACCCCGGCGATCATGTCATCGCGAATATTGCTCGTGCTGACCCGATAGACTGGAAACGCTAAAACTTTCTCTAGCCGGCCAAGATGCTCGTAGACCGCCCTAGGCTCCCAACCCGTATCGGCAAAGATCGCACAGTCCGGCATAGGTCCGATCTCTCGCTTTGTCGCCATCAACGCAAGCGTCGTCGACTGCACACCAGCCCCGAGAGAAATGATCCTCAATACCATAATTATCACCCCTTCCGATCGAAATACTTGCACCAGCCCTTCGGACTGATCAGCCCCTTCACGATCTTGCAGCCATCCGGCTCAATGAAAAACCTGCACAGCGCGCAACGCTCGTTCATGTATTTTGCCCAAGACGTATAGTCTGCCGCCTCCTTGCTCATGGTACCCATTATGTTTCCTTATTCGTCATAGATCATCCACAAACTGGAATAATTCGATATCCGTAAAATATCTGGTCCAGGCCGGATCTTGCCTCACATGCGTAAGAAAGGCCGCCTTGGCATGATCGTGATCCTTCGCAAACCGCAGACACGCCGGCCATAGCTCATCCATATCCCATTCGCGTTTCCATTTATCAAACCATCGTCTTATAACGCCCATTGCGAGCCTTTCATTTTCTTTTTCTCCTTGCTGCGGCTGCCATCCGCCAGCCAGATGCCGTCAGGCTTCAGTCCGACCGCCCCCGTCATCCCGGCGTCAGCCGCATTGCTCGCCCAATTGTGCAACGGGACCGACGTCCACTGTGCCAGCTGTTTGCTCCACGTCTTGCGGTAATTATCGAGGCATTCCACCAGCCTCGTACAATGCTCGCTATCGATCCACGTCAATGACAGCATCTTGCGCAACGCCTCGATCGCATCCTCCTTGTCAAGTACCCGAGGCACGATCTCGAAGTCGATCCCAAGGTCTGACGCTATCTCCTTCCGCGTCTTCGCATCATTCGCCCAACTGCGATGGCCAATATCATGCGGGCCATAATGTTTGCCAAGCGTAAAGCCACGCTTTGCAGCGATCTCATGCACCTTGCTGGCATAATGCTGCACGCCCTCGCCAACGTTCTCGTAATAGTCGATAATGCGATGCCGCGTTCCGTCCGTCTGATGAAACCAAATAGCGTTCTGGTTATTCTTGGTTTCCAACCCGATATCCCAGAACGTATTGACCAAATAGTTGGGATCATGCGGGATCGGATAGCCTATCCTGCGCTCTTCTCTAGCCTTCTGCATCTCCTTCTTAAACCACGTGCCCTCCATCGAATTGTAGAAGGTCTCTTCCATCATGCTCGGAAATTCCGAGTGCATGTCGTCGCGCCCGAGCGTCTGATGCTTCAGCACATACCAAGCTTTCTGCTCCGGCGTCAGACTGATGGCGTGCTTGTGGAACAGAATATCAAAATAGTCGCGCATCTCGCTGCTGATGATCGCAAGGTTGGTCTGCACCGCATATTTCGGGTCCATCCACCATGCGAAAAAATGTAACCTGAAGTCTAGCTGTGACAGCGACTGCCCTGAGCGCATCTTGGCCTCGGCGGTCTGCACCATGTCATAGAATTGACCGCTTGTGCCGTGCGCGGTGCTTTCGATCTTTACCTTTTGACCGGGGGCGATGGTATTTAAGGCGCCCGTTTTTATCTCGCGTGCAATATCCGGTTTGTCCGTCGCTATCTTCCCATACTCCGATATATGCAAATACTGCAGCGTCCCACCGCGGTGGCTGGTCCCCACATAACACGTAGATCCGTTTGACCATTTAAGCTCCTCTTCGTTGTCCTTGATCAACCGGATCGTTTCGCGCACCGAAGACGGCGTCCCTATATAGGCGGTCCTAACCTTCTGCAGCTTCAGCTTGGCATCATCCAGCGTATAGTCGATGATGCCTGCCGTGAAGTTCTTGCGCCAAATACAATGATCGGCAATGTCTATGGCTATCTCAGAAGACATGCCAAGCTGCCGGGCCTTGACCACGATATCAAGCAGCCATTGCTCTCGTGCATACTTCTGTTGAGCTACCCGCCGCCGATAGGGCACCAATTGCCCCTGTTCATTAAGGATCGAATACAGAGAATTCATCCGCCTATCACGATCGGAAAACCGATAGCGCAAGTCTTTATAAATGTCTGACCCCTTGAGAATAGAAACTGGTTCGGTCATCGCGCATCACAAGAATGAAGCCGCGTCGCAGAACGAAAAGGTCGCTCCCGCGTTCCAGTTGATATAATTAAAACCCGATAGCCGTCGCGACAAATTCCCGGCTGTGCGCGCATTGCTGGCAAGTGGCCCAAGTAACTGCAACTCATATCTAATTTGCTGGTTATCCGGAACCTCAATCCCAAGCACCCTTGCCGTGTCAATACCCGGGCCAGGGAAGATGATCGACACCGGCGTCGCACCATTGGAAACCCCCAGCGCGCTCCATACGGGGGGTTCTTCAGCAAGCCACACCGTATCCACCGCCATGCGCCGCTGATGCGAGACAAACATTTGCGCAAGGCCGTTGTACCCGAAGATGCGGACCGTGAAAGCCATCAGTGTCTTATCCCTATCGAACCAAACCGGCGCTTGCCGACCGGCTTACCTTTGTGCACCCGCGCCGGAAGGTGCTTATAGGCTCCCGGCCCATGTGGTGATGCCGCTATGAACTCCCGCGCCACCTTTGCGGTCTTCTCTGGGGCATTTTCTGCTGCCCAGCGAGCCCACCGGTTTTGTGCCAAAGACACGAGCGGCATTTCACCCTCCTCATCTATTTACCAACCGGACTTTGGCTTCGGCCTGCGCCAGCTAGGCTTTGGCTTCGGTCTGCGAGGCGGCTTGGGTTTTGGTTTCCTTGCCATTTCGTTCTCCTCATTTTCACCTACGGGCTTGGCTTTACTGGCGATGCCCTGCTGGAACCGCCAGTAAACATCTTTGATCATCTACGAACCTGGCCACCCCCTGTTACCTACGGGGTTGGCCACCGCTGTAGGCGACTGAACCACTCGCGGAAGCTGAACCGCTTGCGCTCCCGCTGCCGCCGTCCGGGGGGACCGGTTGCGGCTTGCCACCTCCGCCCGGTGGGTACCAGATCAGAACAAAACCCCACCTGTTCGTCCAGTACCATTGCCAGCCCTCGCTAAGCCCACCATCGGGCGGACATATCGGCGGCTTTTCCGGTGGGGTTGGCGGTTCTGGCAGCACGATCGGATGCGCCGGATGGGGCGGCATCGGCCGCGCCCACGGCGGCGAATAACCCGGATCAACCGGAGGCTCGGGATAGTGGATCGGCGGTGTCGCCACTGGAGGATAATAGATCGGCGGCGTCGCTATGCCAGCAGGAGGATAGTGGATCGGTGGCGTGACCACAGCATCTGGAGGCCATACCCCAGGCGGTTGGTAGATCGGATGCGCCGGATAGACCGGGGGTGTCGCGATCGGATGCGCAGGAACAGGCGGCGGTCCAGGGATGCCATAGCCTGGATCGACCGGACGCTGCTGATCATCAAGCAGAATGATGTACGCAAGAGAACTCCTCGCCATTGTGACCTCCTAGCCTATTGGTTATCCGCCATGAACCCGGGGGGAAGCACATTCCCCATCCCACCGGTAACACCGGGGACCGCTGTCGGTGCGCCCATGTCCGGTAACGAGGCCGCAGCGCCCGGAACGGGTAAAGGCGCAGCAACGGGCCGTTTCTTTCCGATCGCCCCAAAGGGCGCTTTCGGCAATGCTGGCATTTTGGGGATACCAGGCGGGGCCGCGATCGAAGCGGCGATCCTGTCATGATGGGCTTGCGTGATGTGCCCCTGCTGCAGCAGATGTTTTGCACTGGCACGGGTCAGGTTGCGCATATGAGACGGCGTCTGTGCCATCATCTGAGCCGGTGTCTTTGTCATCATCATATGAGCTGATATCTTTGCCATGATAGCGACCCTTTCTCAAAACGCCGGCACCGTATCAGACCATCATGACAGATGCCATATTCTCACGAGTTTGAGCCCCTTTTCGGTGCGCTGCATCTTCCACAGATGGCCCTTCTGATCGGCGAATACCTGCATGAGACCGGCTTGCTCTGGCAGCATGGCCGCCTGCCACGGTATCTCATCGATACCGCCGTTCAAGATCATATACCGGATGGTATTATGGTTGGCCTTGATCTGTTCGATCGGCGTCAGTCGGCCGCCATCATCCGCGCGCTTATCCATTATGACCCCTCCTCGAGAAAAAGGGCGGCGGAAGGAGCATCACCACCTCCCGCCGCCCCGGCGTCGCACGCTTGCTGCTGCTGCAAGGACCATACGCCAAGCCACATTCTATCTCTGAGGTTCCACATGGTCAACTGGGGGCTTACTCTCGACTGGAAGCTTATTCCCTTCGGTCTCGACTCGGGGCTTATTACCTTCGATCATCTGCTGCACGACCTCGCAAGTCTCAATGACCGCCACCGCCTTGCCATCAGCCAAATTGATCAGGCAATTGGTGGCCTTGTGATACATCCGATCATGCTCGGTCACACCTTCCCGCGGCCCACGCAGACTCGTTATCTGATCCGGGTTGACCTCAATGGCCGCGCCATCAGCACCATGCAATAGAATAAGAACGAACAGGAAGAGCATATCTTCCCCCATCTGTTGCACTACGCAAGGACAACCCCCTTCCAGGCGCCGTCATATATCCAGAACTTGTGGTTGGTCGTGTCATAGATCATAGGCACAAGACCGGTATATGTCGCCGCGGGAACACCAGTCGGTGCACCGGCGCACGTGGGAATGTAAAAGAAGCCGGTTGTGGCAGTCGTAGCAAGCGCGCCACCGACAGCGGCCCCGACAGCAACATTGCGCTTGCTGTCGATACGAAGCGCCTCAATAGGGGAAACAGAGCCACTGGCGGCAACATCGAAATACAAAGCCCCCGGCATCCCGCCAACAGCTGGAACATTATCAACCAGCGCACGGATCTGAGACGATCTGCCAAACTGCGTGCTGTCATCCCCGGCAAACACAAGCCGGCCAATTTCATCCGCATTCTGAACCGTGGTGAATGTACCGGGACTGGTAGACCGGGACTTGAGCATCTGCAGAGAAACGCCTCGGTTATCCGCTATCCAGGCCTGATAACCCGCCCCACCGGTAAAGTCAGCATAACCGGCAATATTCAACCTCGGTACGGATAACCCGGATGCCGCATAACGCTGGCCCGTGGTCAGGCCCAGGAATGTCTCCCCACTCGGTCCGGTAAATATGCCAGCCAGCGCAGGCGAGCTGACGTTGCCGCCCCCGTTGCCAACGTACCACGTGTTTCGAACCATGATGGTCGTGTTGGCAACGGCATTGTTGATACCATAGCCAGCATTGTTGCGGATCGTTGTGCCATCAACAAGGATGATAACCGTCGTACTGTTGTTCCGAATGCCATCCCGACCCGAATTGTAAATTGTCCCGCCGATAAACTGCACAATGCCGTTATGGCCGCTGACAATACTTACATCGTCCTGGCCGGACGAACTCGATGCGATCCAGGTGCCATCAAATGAAAACCAAGCACTGGCATTGGTCAACGTGTCGGCAAGCTGAACACATGGCCCGCTTGACGGACTATCAAGCGCCAAAGCCGGACCGAAGAAAACCTCACGGTTGCCCTCGGCGGCATAGTCATTTGAAATACGTAAATTTATGCCGTTGCCAATAACGTTGCCCGAATTGAAATACAGTCCGCCAAACCCGCCAGCGACATGAACGCCGATAGCGCATAATGAAACCTTCAGGCCTTCGCGAATGGTTAGATCAGCCTTTGCACCTGTACCCACTGTGCCGTTAATGCGCAGTCCATCCTGTTGGGCAACTATCTCACGCCCACCATAGACGCAATTATCCAAAGCATCCCACCAAACGCCATTGAAAAGCTTGTTGCCGGCCGCGCCGTAGCGGGACTGCCCGGCTACGCTGAAATTAATTTCGGACTGGATGACGTTCTTGATATGAACGGCAGCGCCTGCCGTCATGGTCGTATTGCTATCGATATAAATAGAACCAATTCTTATCCGGGCCTGCTGCACAGCGCCAGTAATGTCACCCACAGTAATGATGTCTGATGTGGTTCCCGCACCTGTATATCTAATTACGACCTCTGTAGCGGCACTCTGGGTTTCTAACGCAAAATAACTGCCATTCAACGTCAACGGCTGCGATGTCATGTAAATGCCGGAAGATAAAACACCGGCTCGAGGAGCAGATAAAGAAGCGCCTGCCAGCCATGTAAAAAACGCCTGCAAAGCAATACTGTCATCCGTCGCACCATTCCCAACAGCGCCAAAGTCTTTTGCATTCGCAACCATTGCAAACCGGTCCGCAAGGTCCTGCGATGTCGTTCCCACACTCGCCAAAAACGGCAAGCTATTTATGTCGGTCCCCACAATTTGGCGAGAAAAGACCATTGTTGCCTCCATTCATCTCATGTAGGTCCCAACAAGTTCATCTCATGTAGGTCCCAGCAAGTAAAAACCATCCGCACCCAAAAGAAGCTCACCGTCAGCCCCCACCAAATAAACCA